GCCGTAGCTAAAATACCAGATGTTAAAGTTGTAGTTATTCCGTTTGCGTCTCCGTCAGATGGAGATCTAAATAATGTGTATTGGTTTTGACCAGACGCTAATGTAATGGCTGTTCTATCTACTTCCCAAAAATGCAAACCTCTATTGTCCCATTCTTGAAACATTATGTTTAAAGAACGTCTTGCTGATCTTAGATCATTACCAGAGTAATCAAAGAAGCCTAATCTTTCAAAAGCCTCTGTAATAATATCATCGATCGAGAGAAATTTCTCGAATGTACTTGTGCCTGAGAAAGCCACTTAAACCTCCTACGCGTTACTTCCGCCGCTATGAAAAACAGTTATAGCTGTAATCTGTTCAGTAGTAAATGCAGAGTAAACATCTGTTTTAAATAAAATTGGTACAGGAAAATTAATTGTCATGTCATGAACATGAGCAGCCTTATTTAATTTTACTTTTGATGTTCCACCTGATCCACCATCTTTAAACTCTAAAACTCCAGCTACGTTAGGACCAGATACATGAACTCCATATACTCTAGTTCTTCCAGACTGAACAGTTTTAGTTTCAGTAGTTACGTTAGTTGCTACTCCATCAATTGATGATCCAAATGTTGTCATTTATATTTTCTCCTTAAAATTTTATGCGGGCCCGAAGGCCCACATATAATTATTTATTACGATCCACTAAAAGGTGTAACGATTGTTCCGTCACCAATTAATAAACCTTCAACCATGTAAGTGTTTTCTGCAGTTGCAGTAAACTTAATTCTAGATCCGATTAAGCCACCTTTAGTAGCATTACCAGCTCCAGCTTCTCCATTTAAATTTACGATATCGTTTGCTGCTGTAGGTACGAAAGCTTTTTTCGATCCATCATCAACACCGATCATAACTGCACCCACAAACTTATCAGTACCATCAGTTGAAATTGTTCCAGTGAATTCATCAATGAAAACTATTTCAAAAGTTGTACCGATTGTACTTGGGTTGTTTGGATCTCTTCCTGGTCCTGCAGATGCTGAATCAGCTCCACCAACGATTGACGGTAAAGTAATCGCTGTAGGTGTTCCAACAGGGTCCATAGTAAGAATTCTGCCTGCGTGAGCTGCTACAGTTAAATTTGTAGCTGCAGTTAACGCAACAGTTGATCCTGGTCCTATTGATTGGAATCCAGCACGTGATCGTACCGGACCATCAAATGTAGTATTTGCCATAGTATTATCCTCCTAATTACGTTCATGCAGTCTTTAGGCCGTCGACTATACTCGTCTACACGAACTTATTTGTATAGTGATTAATTTATATACTAGTTTTTTATAGAGTGCAAGAGAGCCTGTAGTGTGAATGCGATTTATTCAACGATGTAGCTTTTTTTAAGTAGCTACAGAAACTTGGGGTGCAGCGGCTTCCACCTTATTAGCTAGATGCTCTTTTTTAGCTTCTGCTAATTTTATATGGCTAATTACTTCTCTGACTTTTCTGTCAATCTTAACCATATTGAGAGTATATCTACCCTCTTTAAGATGCTCCTGCTCCCATTCTAGATCCAGACCCTTCTTCTTTGTGTAAAGGTCGTTCAGATGTGTTTGCATTTGCTCCATCTATAACCTCCTCATAGGTTATTCTATTAAGACGGCCATACATTCCCGTCTTTTCCCAAACTATACTTTTTTCTCCTAGTTTGTCAAGTACAGCTTGTTCTAGTGAGGCTGAGTTATCTTCTGACATAACAGTAAATCTACCATGATGGTCATAAGCCCAGATATTTACTAGAAATTGTTTCATTTTTGCTTTCTATTATTGAAATGAGGCGGAACTATGTCCCGCCTCAAATTTTCTACGATTACGCTCCAGATACTCCGAAGATACCTCTGTAGTCAGATACACCAAATCTGTATCTTTCTCTAGCTTTGTATCTTACGTTACCAGTATCGAAATCACCTTCCATTGCTGTTCTGATAGGCGATCTTTCGAAATACTTCATACCATTTGGTACGTCAGTAATTAAGAAGAACGCATCAGTGTCAGTTAAGAAATTGTTCACTCTGTAACCTTGAGGAACCATTCCCATAGAAACGATTGCGTTGATATCGTTGTCAGCTGTTGAAGTTCTACCTTGAGACTTCATCAATCTCTCTGCAGTAAATTGTAGCTCAGAAGGAACGATCATTTTCACTCCTCTTGCTGCAATTTTTAAACCTCTTTCATCAGTCATCGCTGCAATTTGAATTAGCGAGTCTTCTAATGAAGTTTCGTTTAAGTCTGCTTGAGTTGATAAAGTGTTAGACACTGTTCCAGCGATCGTTGGGTGGTTTGTAACGAATAAGTTACTACCATCTCCAGAAGTAAAGCTACCTCCAGAGAAACCATTGATCAATGGATCAACTGCTTTAACTTGTTTTGTGTTCGCCATAGATCTAGCTAATGCTTTTGTATATCTAGAAGCAAGTCTGTCATACAAGTTATCCTCGATCGCTTCTTCAGTGATCGCGAATGCAAGCGCAACTGTTTCCATAGTGTATCTAGCTGTGTAAGTCTCTTGAGCTGTGTCAAAAGTTACTGCAGATCCTTCTGGTTTAACTGCTGCATTTGCAAAACCTGATAACATAACTTCCTCTTCAAACGCTCTGTCTGAAGTTTCTGTTACATATATCTCAGCATGCTGATTCTCATAACGTTTATACTCTAAACCGAATAAGGCATTCAAACCCGGCTCGAGTTCCTTGACTAATTGTCCTCGTGATATTGCCATGTTGTTATCTCCTTATTAGATTCCGGCTACTGCCGCTTTGTAGAAGTGCTCGTTAATTGTAACAACGAAGTTAACGTTTGAAGTTGTTAAATCGTTATTGTCAATGTTAGTCGATACTCCCATTACTTTTAGCTGACCTGAAGTTGTACTTACAGTTGAGTCATCTAGCTCTACTTTTGAAACGTAGTTAGCTGAATCACCTGCTGTGTACAAGATGTCGTAATTCATAAAGATATCAGTTTGCGCTGAAGCAAGTGTGTTATCTGATTGAATCTCGAATCTTTCATACGGGTCATCTGCTACGAAAGCAACAATATCTGTAGCTGTGTTAGAAGCTTTCAGATTGTTTGCAAACGTAGGCTTACTTGTGTTTGCGTCGGTAAAAAATATTCCGTTCAAAGAACCGATCAATGTTTCACCAGCTGCTGCAACTCTTATAGTTCCTTGAGACGCTGCTCTCACAGGGTCTTGGAAATATATAGCTGCTGAACTAGCAGATACATCGTACTCAGTTAAACCTTGATTGGCATCATTTTGACCAACTTTTCCGATCGGTCTTAGACCGAACGCTGCGTCTTGGTTTGCCATGTTATGTCCTCCTTATGAACATTTTTAGTTTAACTTAGTGGTTAAAGAATTCTTAATTAGGATTTCTTTGAGCCACCAAAAGTCACACGCGATTGCCTATCGATATCGATTGGCATGCTTGGGTGCTGTTCCTTCATAAGATCGTTATCCATTGCCTCAACTTTATCACTATGTTGTTTTGCATAGTATTCGTTTCGTTGCTGCGCAATCTCTTCCGGTACCCTAGCCAGCACTAGGCCGCCTACACCGATCACTCCCTTGTATTTGCCATCTTCGACAACTGGATAATCTGCATCTGGATATTCATCGGATCTAACCAATTCGTATCCTGATCTTATTCTTCCTTGGATATTTTTTGTATCCTGGAATCCTAAAGATTCTGCTCTTAGCCATCTATGTCTAAAACCTGTTGGCGCAGGGGGTGCATCTAATGATGACGGGGGAGTCCAAACTTTTTTCTTTTGAGAAACTTTTTCTCTAGTCTGACTCGCACGGGATGCTCTTTTATTATCTTCGCTCATATGCTTACGCCTCCTTCGTGATGTTTAATTGTTTCGCATATTCTTCAAGTGGCACACCTAATTTTTTAGCAATTGCTACCTGTGATGGTGTGAGCCTCACAGTTTTGCGACCTGATTTGGTACTTCGCTTTGCTGAAGCTACTGTTTGTACCGGAGCCGGTCGAGTTGTTTCTCCCTTATCTGCATTATTAGCAAATTTGTGGGGAAATTCAAGTCTTATTCTTTTATCTATTTCAGAATAATACTCGTCACTTGAAGGGTCAAAACCCTCTACTTCTGTTAACTTTTTATGAAGATCAAAAGCAGTGTAAGTCATAGCAGTATCCTGTCCAAACCACGTATTTTTATCTGCCCACGCGCTTGCTTTAGGATCTGGTGTTCCTTGTGCTGCTTGATTTCTTTGTAAGTTAATTTCAGGAGTTGGTCTTTCCTTTTGTTGTTTTTCGAACTCAGCTTGAGCAAGTTTAGTTTCCTCAAGCTTAGCTTTTTTATATCCAAATTCAGATATAGACGCTAAAGCTTCTGATTCAGCTTTAAGATCATTTGCTTCTCTTGCTGCTGCTAGTTTAGCTTGTGCTGCGGCTACGCCTGAATTAATACTCTCTTCTGTTACAGCTACAAAGTCAGGTTGTAATTTGGAAAGTTTGCTCTCTGCATCTTTTTGTTTTCTTAAAACGTTTTGAGCATAAGAAACAGCTTCTTCTTTTTGACGTTCTGCTTCTCTCCATTTTTTAGTTAACTTCGCTATTCTTCTCTGTACACTTTCAGAGTATTGCTCTAATTCTTTATCATCTTTCTTTTCTTCTAATTTAGTTTCTCTTTCATTCTCAAATGTTTTATCCTCTGGAACTTTTTGATCTTCCACGGGTCTAACACTTGGTTCTTCTTTAACAGTTTCTTTTTCTACAATTTCAGTTTCATCCTTTACTTCTGGAATGTCAACATCCATTGCTGGACCTGAAGTATCTAGGTCAACTGTTTTTTTCACTTCTTCAGTGTCTGGCATAGTTTACTCCTTCTATGTTAATATTGATGAAGTATGTCTTCGGGTTTTTCGATGGTTGCTAATACTTCATCGTCGTTTAGCAATCTTACTTCCCCACCATCGATTTGTATTCGGCTACCTGCATATCTTGCAAAGATAACCCAATCTCCTTTTTTACACCATGGTCCTTCAGGAAATTTTTCCTTATCATAACAATGTGGACCTTGTGCTAAAACAAGACCACAAGTAGAAGCTACTTGTTGTCTTTCAATTGTTTCTTGCCCTAAATATAAACCACCTTTGGTTCTTTCAGGCATTTTAAATGGAAGGACTAACATCCTCCACCCAGTTGGTTTTGGTAATTTATCGGATTCTTTTTTCTTTAAACGCTCATAGCCATCTACTTCTTTTTGATGTGCTTCTTCGTTTTGTTTCTCGTATTTGTCCAACAACGCAGACTTAGTCTTTGGTGTTGAGTTTGATGACTGTTCCTTTTGCATCTTGTTGCTCCTTCTTGTTTAGCAGGTTAGAGATATCCTGTGATATTTTTAAATAGGCATGTGCCTGTCCCATCATATATTTGTATTTCTCCATGTTGTCAATAGTACCAGCAATCATAGCATCACCAATCTGTTGATAGGATTCTTTAATGTCTTTTTGTAATCTTGTGATTATTGTTAGTTCATCCATTTTTTCTACCCTTTCTAAGAGACTCTTTTCCTTTTTTAAATATAGCAGCGACTTTTGATTTACCCATAACTTTGGCACGCTGTTCACCAACAGTTAGGATTTGTATTTTCCTTGCAAACGGTTTAGATATCTTTTTAACTTTTGCAACAGTCTTACGAGCGTCAGTAGGAGTCGCAAACTTAATACCAACAGTATCTTTAGGATTCTCATCCGTGTAAAGCCTCCTGCCTGAACCTTTTGGTTTTTTACCTGTTCCTGTTTTTGGATCCGCCACGTTTCATCTCCTTAATATGTTTCTTAATAGT